TAGACTTTCTGCTATTGGTAGCACACAGTCTTGTCTCAGAGGTGTCAATCTTGGCATTAGTACATTGGCAGGAATTGGAACAACCACTGGTGGTTTCCAACCAGTTTCACAATATAATGGTGCCTATGTTCACAGTCCATTCTATATGAGAATTGTTCCAAGTGATTCTGCTCTTGACAACTTTGGAACAGACATCACTGGAAGTGATTATTGGTCATATGGATTCACATTGGAAGATCCCTGGTTGTTGGGAAGCGGAATGCAAATGTTGGCACCAGAAAGCACAACTAATGGTTGGACCAGATTTGGTCTTAGTAGATACTACATTGGAACCAGCCCATTCAATAGAACTTTCTATGGTAATGCTAGCGGTCTTTATGATACCACCAGTGGTTTTAATGCAACTAACATAGCCAGATATCAAGGCCAAAATAATATTGCTCCTGCAGGTTCAACAGTTCAGGTATTCTACCTTGGTGGATCTCTCAATGATGTTCTGGTCTACATCAATGGCGAATTGGTCCTCACTAATACCAGTGCTTATGTTTATATGAAGAGTTCTGGAAGCACATCACAACCAGCACTTTCATTTGGTGACATCTCCAACCAAACAAGTGAGAAGATCCCTGATGGTGAGGACGAGCTGGTAACTTGGTCTCCAAGAATTAGAGATTTGTGGATTTGTAATAGCGATGGACTTGGAACTGACCAAGTTGCTGGTATTTCAACCTTCAACAATAGAAACCTTGCAGATTATGTTGGTTACAGCAGCATTACAACTTACATTACTCTGACTGATAGTGCAATTACTGCAGTCAAGGGAAATGTTTCTATTGCTAGAAGTTCAGTCGATTTCACATAGTAACTAAATAAGAAATAAACCCTCAAGATAATGTTTGAGTATTTTTACAATGAGATTCTAAGGTCCACAATCATTGGATTTGGATCTCTGTTTAATGGAATCAAAATCCAGCATAAGGACTCAAGTGACGACACTTTCAGTGAAATTCAGGTCCCTCTTGCTTATGGACCAACTCAAAAGTTTCTTGCAAGGTTGCAACAGGAAGCAGATCTGAATCGTCCAACTCAAATTACTCTTCCAAGAATGTCATTTGAGTTCACTGGACTGACTTACGATCCAACTCGTAAGTCCACACAGATGCAGACCATCATCAATCAAACTCCTGATGGCGAAAACATTAAAAGGAACTACATGCCTGTTCCTTATAATATGTCACTTCAACTTGCCATCTATACCAAGTTGAATGATGATATGCTTCAAATTGTGGAGCAAATTCTTCCTTATTTCCAACCCTATTACAATCTTTCAATCAATTATTTGGGAGATCTGAAAGAGAAGAGAGATATTCCCATTCAGTTGGATAGCATCTCAATGGAAGATAATTATGAGGGAAACTTCGATACAAGAAGAGCACTATATTACACACTAAACTTTACAGCAAAGGTTTATCTGTTTGGTCCCATCACAGATGTTACAGACACCATCGTCAAGAAGGTTACTGTTGGTTATCTGGCTGGAAACAAACAAAACGCAGAAAGAGACATCACTTATCAGGTTACTCCAAGAGCAACCAAGGATTACGATGGAACTGTTGTTACAACCACAACAGCAAACATCGATCTTGGAGATGTCATTATTCCTGTCACAAGCAGTTCTGGAATTACTGCAGAGACTTACATTTACATCGGTCAGGAAGAAATGTTTGTCACTAAAATCAATGGCAACAACCTCACAGTTAGAAGAGGTCAAGACAACACAATTCCTCAAAAGCATGTTAGTGGCGCTGCTGTTTATAACATCACTGCCGCTGATGATGCCCTAATCGAATTTGGAGATGACTTTGGATTTAGTGGAACCGTGTTCTGAGGTTGACTTATGGCTGGTAAATTTGATAAATTAGATGAAACGTTTGACGTGACACCAACTGAAATTACTGAGGTAAAAAAAGATGATCTCGAAAGTAAGATTGAGAAAATCAAAAGCAATTCACAAGATATCAAAAAAGATTACGAATACACCAGGGGTAATCTTTACTCGATTATTGAAAAAGGACAAGAAGCAATCGACGGCATCTTAGAACTTGCTCAAGAAAGTGAGATGCCTCGTGCTTATGAGGTTGCTGGACAACTGATTAAGAATGTTGCTGATGCCACTGATAAGTTGTTGGATCTTCAGAAGAAACTGAAGGACGTTACTAAAGAGGAAGAATCCAAGGGTCCAACAACAGTCAACAATGCCCTCTTTGTTGGTTCTACCGCTGAGTTACAAAAACTTCTGAAGAACAACGCTCCTAAATAACTAAAAAACCAGGATCATGCCATTCATTCTCTCAAGAACAAAACATCAGTTTGGTAGAGACAGAGTTTTCTATTATGTTTCTGGGCAGAAATGGACTCAGAACTATGAAGATAGAGCTCGTTTTGATGATGAGAACGCAGCAAACACTGCCAAGGAAAATGAGTCTCTTTCTGGCATGTCCGTCTCATGGGAGGACTGATTAAGTGGCAGCCATCCCAGTTAACATTCAAATCGTAAAGGGTACAGATTTTGAAAAAGTCTTCACTCTTACAAATAGCGATGGGAGTGCCAGAGACCTAACTGGTTACACTGGAATTTCCAGTATCGGTAAGTATCCAACCGATTCCACCAAATACTCATTCACAGTTGGGATTACCTCATCTACAGGTAAAGTAACAATCTCAATGGCAAGAAGTGATACTGCCAACCTAAAAGATGGTAGGAATTACTATGATGTTGTTCTAGTTTCATCAGCTTCCACATACACTCAGGAAGTTACAGGATCTGCAATTGTTTCCGAATCTAGTAGTGCATAAAGATGAATGAACTACACGACTTTTTCAATCTCATTGGGAGCGAGAAAAAGAAAGTAGATGATAAAAATAACAAAATAAAGAAAGAGGCAGAAGTCTCTTTGTCGGATCTTTTTGCCGAAATGCAAGAGGAAAAGAAGAGACTTCAATCAATCAAAGAAGAAGAGGAGAAAAAGAAAAAAGAACTGATTGGTAATGTATCATTAGATGATTTGTTTTCATCCCTTGCTGAAGAGAAGAAGAAAACAAAATCTACAAACGAACAAAAGAAAAAAGAACAAGAAAAACTCAAGAAAGAAGCAAAGGTCTTTGAAACTTTTCTGTTCTCAGAACCCAAACCCAAATCAGTTGACACAACTGATTGGAAAGATGATTATGTTCCTGGAGATGTCGAAAGTATTAACATAATTGAACCAGAACCACTTCAACCTTCTCCTGGTGCAGAAAAGTTTGAAGAGATTGTAGAAGAGGAAAAAGAAGAGAAAGTTGAAATTTCCGAAACCATTGAAAAATCAATGGAGATTCTGGATAAACTGATTCCAGAAGAAGAGAAAGTTGAAGATGGTCCAGATGAAGAGATCCGTAGACTCAAACGTGAGATGGATCAACTTCGCAAGATGGTTTATGAAACCGTCAGAACTGCTGCCGCTCAAGGTGGTGGTGGTGAAGTTCGTATGGAGTTCTTGGATGATGTTGATCGCGATTCAGCGAAACAAAACGGTCTCTTCTTAAAGTATGATTCTTCATTAAATAAGTGGGTTGGGTCATCATCTGGTGTTTCAACTTATGCTGATGTTGCTGGAATTGCAACTGTATCTCAAGGATTGACTGGATCCCCCAACATCGAAGTTGGAATCATCACAGCAACTGATCACGTCTTTATTGGATTTGGTGCTGCTGAAATTACAGCTGACAGCACAGATGTTACGATGGACTCGACAGGGTTCACAATGGATAATGATGCAAATGGCATCAAACTCTTCGACAATGGTGATGCCATCTTCAGTGGAATTGTCACCGCAACTGCATTTGTTGGAGATGGTTCACGTCTCACTGGAATCGGCGCTGGTGTCACTACATTTGCAGCACTCACTGATGTCAACGCAGGAACATTCGACCAAACAAGAAATGTTGTTGTTTATGAACCTAATGCTGGTCAGTTTATTGGAACAGACATTCTTGGATCCTTGAGGCAGTTGATCTCCGATGAAGTGAACGATGGAGATGTTATTGTTTACTCGGCATCAGCAGGAAGATTCATTGCAACCTCACCAACCAATGTTGGAGTTAGAACTCAACTGTCTGATTTGGATGACGTTAATGTTACTGGAATCTCTGCTAATGATGTTCTCATCTTCAATGGAACAGACTTTGAATTCACAACACCATTCGAAATTGTTGATAGATCGGACAGTGTGGACGATGACACTCTGGACTATGGGTCTTTCTAAATAGTAAAGACTAAAAACTAAAAATAAATGTCAGTAGGGTATACAACCCACGTTTATTTCCTTGGTAATGGTTCCTCAACTTCCATCAATGGAGGTAGTGGATCTGTTTACAAAGGTCTCTATAAACAAGAAAGTGGGTATTTCTCCAATAATATTGGAGACCTAACGACTTCTGACCCTGGCGTAGGTGACATTGATGCTGCGGTTTCGCAGACATACTTTTATAATGATACACTTGATGCTGGTTTCTTCCTTACATACAACAATCTTATTCCTGCCTATCTTTGGTACTTTGTTACCGATGTAGATCCAGGAACTGACAATGACGGGAGTGATGCTGATGGTAGCATTGGCGATAGTGATGGCAACAATCCAGGTTCAAACTCTGGATTCTATGGATATACTTATCACATTGCAGATCACCAATTAGATGGTGATGTTGTAATTTTTGAAGGTGGATCGTCATCTCAAGCGGGCATCTTTACCTCCAGAACAGGATACAAACACTCTTCTGGATCAACTATTGAAGCTGCTGAAGGACAAACATTTTGGTATTATGATAGAAAACCAAACAGTGATGCTCCAACTTATCAGAAATATGGTTTCTTCAAAAACACTACCAATGATCAATGGTATTTTGTTGAAGGGGTAGACCCAGAAGGTCGTTACGGTTCACAAGATCTAAGTGGCAGTTCCAGTAGTTCAACAACGGACTGGGGAACAAATGCAACTTATCCAGATGGAACTTCATCATCTGGTGACGTTGTTTACTTAGCAAGATCGAATTTTCAAACAAGTTCAGAAGGAGGAGGCGGCGCAGTGACAGCCAACGCACCAACGCTTAAGCTTAAGAGGGGAGCACAGTCGAATCTGCCTACTCTCGCAATTGGAGAACCTGGTTTTACAACAGACTCCTATCAACTATATGTCGGTTCACCAGCAGGTAACAAACTGATTGGTGGTAACGATTTCTTCAGTTTGGAAGGAACTACCAGTGGTGGTGGTATCAATCTGTATGAAGGAACCGATAATGGCAGTGATTATGTTCAACTGAAATCACCCGATTCGTTGGCTGGTGTTACAACCTACACCTTCCCAGCATCACCAACCAACGGTTATTTCCTCAAGACAAACGCCACAGGAACTCTGTCTTGGGAAGAAGTTGCCACATCATTGGTAGAAGACACCACTCCTCAGTTGGGTGGCGATCTGGATCTCAACTCGAATGACATCACTGGAACTGGTAATGTCAACATCACTGGCGTTATCACCGCAACCAACGTAACTGTTGGTTCAACCTCCTTCGGAACACTCAATCAGAACGTTGACAATCTTGTCACTCTGTCTGGTGTTAATGTTGATTCTGTTGATCTGGGAACCTTCACTGGTTCAACCATCTCTGATTCTAGAACAGTCAAACAGGCACTTCAAGACCTGGAAACATCTCTTGAATCTGTTTCTGGTGGTGGTGCACAAGCATCTTCAGTTGCTGTTGGTTCAACTGACGCAGACTCCACTCATTATCTCACCTTTGTTGATGGCCTGAATGCTAATCCCACT